CAGGAGGAACAACATGGGTGAACTCGTCGCCAAGGGCGAGCAGGAGCTTGCCGCTCTCGTAGAGCAGGTTCCCGAAGAGGTTCTCGATTACATCGTGGGCCTTGAGGAACGTGTCGAGAAGGCCGAAGAGGTCAGCGAGACGAACGAACCAGAAGACACTTTTGAGAAGGCTCTAGGTGAACTCGATCCCGAGATCGCCAAGCGTTTCGTCGATCAGGCTGAGCGTCTGGAGAAGGCTGAGAAGCTTATCCTGGCATCAAGTGACAAGGAAGCCGATGCCGTTTGGGTATCCAAGGCCCGTGTCGCTGATGGTCTTATCGACAAGCCAGAGGACTTCGGTCCCGAGCTTCGTGAGGTTGCAGCGATCAACCCCGATCTGGCCGACTCAATCATGTCCCAACTTCAGACCGCCGCCGAGCGTGTCGCCAAGGCTGATCTCTTCAATGAGTCAGGTCATGCGATCGTTACGGCAGGATCGGCTGAGGATCGGATTCACCACATCGCAAAGGCGGCAGTTGATGCCGATCCCAAGATCAGCCTGGTTGACGCCGAGCTTGACGCCTGGGAGGCCAACCCCGATCTCTACGACGAACACGTCGCTGATCGCCGCCGGGCAATCGCAGGAGGTACTTGATGGCCTTTGAAATTCCAGGGTTTGCTTTCACGCTCCCAGCGGCAGCAGACCTATCCGCATCTCAGTACACCTTCGTGACAATCGATGCTTCGGGTGAGGCGGTCCTTCCGGCCACCACCGGAGAGGCTGTCATCGGTGTACTCCAGAACAAGCCGACCGTGCAGGGGCAAGCTGCCTCGATCATGGTCAACGGCATCTCAAAGATCGTCGCACCAGCTTCCACGCTGGCCAACGGAGATCTTGTCGAGGCTTCCACCGACGGAGAAGCGATACCGCTTGCCGCCGGAGGATTTGGCGTTGGACGAATTGTTGGAGGGTCATCCGGCGGTGCCGGACGAGTCCTCTCCGTCCAGCTTGGTCACTACGGCTCAACAGCGATAGCCAAGTGATTGATCGATAGGTAATACACACAAGGCCAGAGCGACGCCGATCGCCAGAGCAACATCAGTAGGAGGCAATGAATGCCACAGCCAACACTGAGTGATGTTCATGTCGACGGCCCGTTGACCAACCTATCGGTTCGGTTTACACAGTCGAATGACACATTCCTCGCTAACAAGGTGTTCCCGATGGTTCGGGTTCAGCACCGCTCAGATCAGTACTACACGTACGATCGCAGTTTCTGGTTTCGTTCAGACGCTGCGCTACGTGGTCCAGCTACTGAGTCTGCCGGGTCTGGATACGAGATCAGTACGGACAACTTCTCTTGTGACGTTTTCAGCGTTCACAAGGACGTGGATGACCAAACCAGGGCGAATGTTGACAGCCAGATAACCTTGGACAGGGACGCAACTGAGTTCGTGACGCAGCACATGTTGCAGCGTCGTGAGCAGGAGTACGTGTCCAGTTTCATGGCAGCATCTATCTGGGATACAGACGTTGTGGGCGGGACAGACTTCGTCCAGTGGGACGACTACGCCAACTCAAGCCCAATCCAGGATTTCCGTGAGGGGATCATTGCGATGGCCAAGTTGACTGCGTACAAGCCCAATCAGCTCGTTCTTGGACCCGAGGTCTGGGACAAACTTCAGGACCATCCTGACTTTTTGGACCGGATCAAGTACACCCAAAAAGGAATTGTCGGAACCGATCTGCTCGCAGAGCTTCTCGGCCTCGACAAGATCCACATTGCGTGGGCTATCAAGAACACGGCAGCTGAGGGTGAGACAGGGGCGTACGACTTCCACCACGGGAAGACCGCTCTACTACTCCACGTAGCCAAGTCACCTGGACTGAATACCGTTTCGGCTGGATACACATTCGTGTGGTCCGGTCTGTTCGGAGCCGGGGAAAACGGCATCCGCATCAAGAGGTTCCGCATGGAGCCGATTGCATCGGATCGTATCGAGGCTGAGGAGGCCATCGACCAGAAGGTCGTGTCCGCCGAGCTTGGGTACTTCTTCGACACGGTCGTGAGTTAGCCATAAACCTTTCGTAGAGGGTCACTATCCTTGATGGTGATCCTCTACCGGAGCAGATGATGCACTACGTAGCGAACAAGAAAATGAACCTGGCCGGGAAGCTGTACGATAAAGGCGATCCCGTCTCGGACAAGACGTTCAACGAGATGGCTGACTTCCGCCGAGGAGCCATGTTGAGAACACGACTTATCATCGAGGTAGAGACACTTCCGGTTCGTCCCGGCGACATGTGCCCTCACTGTGACAAGGGACCGTTCCAGCGTCTCTCACAGCACGTCTCGATGTCACACGAAGATTTGGTCGAGGCATCGGCCACAACCCCGGAGGATTCAGATGGCGATAGTTAAGGAATACAGCCGCCCACTAGCTGATGCCGGGCGTCTCGATGCAGTGCAGTCGGTGACCACATCGACAGCTGTCATCCTGAGAAACTACGGTATCAGTCGTATCACCCAGGCGGGTGCGGCGAAGACATATGAACTGGCTGACCCGATTTCCGGTTTGAACAAGACTGTTCTTATCGACTCGGCGACAGCGGCGGTTGGAATGGCCATCGTCGGTGGTGGGGACTTCGTCTCCGCTCCGGCAGTTGGTGGGGACCTCGCCTCGTCGTCAGGGACAACAGGGCTGACACGATCAGTGGTGCTTGTGGGCCTATCTACAGCGGACTGGGGAGTCGTCAGCGCATCTACTGGGATAACCTTCTCATAGATAGTTGACTCAGCCGTACAAACAAAAGTACAATCTCGGGGATATGACGACCAGTGCGCCTGCCGGAGTCGCTCCCTCCGAGTCTCTCCCCTCCCGTCCCAATCCTCCGCTTCCCGCTCGACCAACCACCGTTTACGTTGTCGGGTTCGCTCCTTCGTGGGCTGACACGCCGTGGGAACAGAGTGACTCTCACTACTGGGGGATGAATGCTCTCCACAAGTTGGCCCCAGATCAGAAATGGAATGCTTGGTTCCAGCTCCACGATATTGAGGAGCATCACAAGGAGGACATGGAGGAGCATATCAAGTGGCTGGTCTCCCAGCCGATGCCTATCTACATGTGGGAGGAGCATGTTGAGAAGTACCAACTCCCCAATGCGGTTCCCTATCCTCGTGAACTGATCGTCGCCAAATACGGTCGATACTTCACCAACACCGTTTCCTGGATGATCGCCTATGCCATCGAGGCCGCCTTCTCCAAGATCGGGGTGTACGGAGTCGACATGGCTCAGGATTCTGAGTACGGGAATCAGCGACCATCGTGCGAGTACTTTCTGGGGTGGGCACGAGGAGTGGGTATCGAGATAGACATCCCACCGAATTCGGATTTGCTCAAGTCACCTTGGCTCTACGGATACCAAGACGGTGGCATGATGACAGTCAAATACAAGGCTAGACTCAAAGAACTAGCCGAGCGCCGTGAAGCTCTAGAGCGCCAACGTAACCAAGCCCATGAGGCTGCACTGCAAGTGATGGGTGCCCAAGAAGACACTCAATACTGGCTGCGAGCCTGGTCTCAAGAGGAGGCAAAGAAAAATGGTGACTCGACGTAGTCTCGGCACCCACGGGTCAATGGCCACTATCCCGGCAACCACAGTCGAAGCGACAGGAGCCGAGTTCGGAGTTGTCCCTCTTGACACCGTTGCCATCTCCACGTTGCGAGCCTCCACTGCTGCGGTAGCTTCGGCTGTCATAGCTCAAGGTTCACTCGACGGATCGAACTGGTTCAACCTGGGAGCGTCCCAGACGTACCAGACAACCGGTGTCACTGTCTATCTGGCAACGGGAGCTTTTCTCGTGACCTATGTCCGGGCAGAACTCACAGCCCACACAGCTACCGGAACGGTCAGCGTCGACATTGTTGGGAAGTAGCTATGTCGGTATGGACGTACACGGGTGACCCCGAAGCCAATGATCGTGATGCTGTTCGGTTCCTCGTCGGGGACACGGTCGAAAAGGACGCAATTTTCCAGGACGAGGAGATCGACTGGATTCTTACTCAGAACGCCAACGTATACTTCGCAGCAGCCCTTGCAGCGGACGCCGCCTCGGCGCAGTTCTCGTCGGCGGCTAAGGATGGAGTGAAGACCAAGACTGTCGGTGCCCTCTCTATCTCGTACTCCAACACCGAGCGGGCAGCTGAGTATCGAACTATGGCCTCGGGCCTTCGGACACGAGCCGCTACCAATAGCCGGTTCATCTTCTACGCCGGAGGCATCTCGATCGCAGATAAGAAGACCAATGAGCAGGACACAGATTGGAACCAGCCCAACTTCAAGCTGGGTCAGTTCGACAATCCGCAGATACAACGCAATCCTGCATTGAGTACATCGACATGAGCTTTGAAGATGAGTTCCTGGAGTTCATGCCACATGAGATTGTGGTCTACCCGCTTCTCAGCTTCGACGAGTACGCCGATCCAACCTTCTCGACGTCCGGGACCACCTACCAGGCGATGGTGGAGGAGCGTCCTGACGTCATCCGTACCACCTTCGGGGACGAGATAATCTCCTCTCACGTCGTCTACGTGGCCTCTACCGAACGGATAGACCTCTCCTCTCGTGTCGTCCTCCCAGATGGCTCAGAGCCGTCTCTGGTGCGCTCTGACGTCTTCTCGGACGACGATGGGTTCCATCACAACGTCCTCTTCTTCGGATCAGGAGCTGCCGGTGGTTGAGATTACGGTCACCATCACTGGCGACGACGAGATGGGGAAGGCTGTCCAGAACGCTCTCTCTCAGTTCGGTCCCGAGATGCTTGGGGTCATCGTCGAGGAGGCCGAGGACATCATCACAGCGTCCAAAGAGATCGTCCCCGTGGATGATGTCGTTCTGAAGCCCACTGGAGGTCTCTACGGGACAGAGGAGTCCCCGGAAGGTGTGTCCGTCCTTCTCGGGTATGGAGGAGCGGCCTCGGCATACGCTAAGGACCAGCACGAGACTCCGCCCAATGTCTACTCTCACGCTGAGGGAAAAACCTGGAAGTATCTGCAAACACCTTTCCTAGCGGCACTAGAGAGTATGGGTGCCCGCTTCGCTTCCAAGCTGGCTAGCCGGATCTCCTCCAAGTTCAGTGGCGGGGGAGGCGGCTCTGGTGGCGGCAGCGGCGGCACGTTTGGGGGTCGCTGATGCCTGTCGGGTCTGAAGTCCACGGATACATCGTTCTCACCTCAACCCGGTTCGCAGCCGGGCCGTCCTCAACGGCTATCCCTCTCTTCATCAACAAGCATCCTGAGGGCCAGCCGGATACCTCGGTGGCTCTCTTTGAATCTGGCGGTGCTGGCAGTCAGTACACGTACGAGGGGATCAAGGTGGAGAATCCAACTATCCAGATCATCTCCCGTTCCATGTCGTATGAAACTGCCCGAGATAACGCTGAACACATATTCGGAATCCTGGCAGCTGTCACGAATCAATCTATCGCCAAAACTACCGCTGGGGGCACTACTCCCTACGTGACAATCACTCCGCTACAATCACCAGCTGACATTGGACAAGACGCCGCCGCCCGGTCTCTTGTGACTGCAAACTACTCAATCCAGAAGGAACTGTCATGACAGTTGCCGCTTCCACTGTTCTTCGGAAGCTGATGCCCTTCCTGGACCCCGGTCGTCCTTACACCGAGGTTCGATGCTTCGGGTGTAAGCGTCTCCTGTTGAAGTGGCAGTACTCCGGGCTGGCAAATATCGAAGTGAAATGCCCTCG